GTATTTAATTCATCTCTAATTGGGATAGTAATAGAGTGGGTTTCTAGATCATAACCAAAACCAAAATCAATTTGTGTTTGTAAGTCTATATTGTCTTGTAAGAATAGTCTATTAGCATAATTACCATAATATTTCAAAATATCTTCATTAATAGGTTTTAAGTTTATTAATTCGTCTTCATCACTCTTATTAGAACCATTTTTTTGTTCATAAATATAATCTAAAAACTTAATCATTTCTGTTTTATTTTTTGGTTCTTCATAGTAATTGTATGCACAAGTATCGCATATCCATTTTATACTTTGTGAAAAATATAGTTTTTTTATAAAAGAAGTAAGTGAAATAATATTTGTATAACCATACTTATCTGAAATATCTCTAGTATATGCATTTACCCAAAGATTGTCTTTGTAAACTACCGCATGATTAGCATCTCCATCAGGAAAACCACAAGTAAAATACTCATCTTTTTCCTTAATGTGGTGCATACCTAAATTTTTAAGTATTTTTTCTATATCATTATTTTTTATAATCTTTCCAAATAAATCTTTTACCTCCATATATTTTTATGCTCCTAACCTTTGTTTAGGTTTTGAATCACTATTCCTATTCCCCTTCTTTACTAATAAACCAACTTCTATCCATGTATTTCTATCTAAATCAACTTCACATACTGTAACTTTACCTTTGCCACCAGTCCTACTTTTAGCAAACCTATGTCCATAATACGTCTTGTTTATGTCTAAAGGTATTTCTCCTCCCCAATCATCTATTATAGAATATTTGTCATAATCATCTCTAAACAATCTTTTACCTAATACTAAATAGTCTAATACGTGAAATATTTGTTTACAGTTTGCTAAGTTCATACTGTTTAAATCAAACACTTCTAAATATACCGAATCATCAGTAAGTTGAAAGTTAGCATAAATACCTATCATTAATTCTTTTGCTAGTTCTTCTAACCTTGTGGCAGTTTGTTTTATAGTTTCCCATGCGTCTGTTCTGTAACCTTTTAATGTGTCATACATAACATATTCTACATTTTTAGATAATACGTGTTTGCGAATTTCCATCTCTATATCATAATCAGCATATTCTCTCATTTCTTTAAAATATATTTTAGTGTTTTCTTCAATCCATTCTGCCACAACAAGAGTATTTCTATATTCTGTTGATTCATTATATAGTTTCTGTTCATACTCTTCGTCAGTTAGTAAAGGATCTTCATTATCATCAATTTCTCTAATTATAAATTGACCAGTTGTGTCACTTCTGTATCTTCCAAGAACAATTTCTTCTTCTGTTTTATTTAGATCGAAATCAAAATGTAATTTATGTATTGGATCATTAATAACTGTAACTATTTTACATGCCTCAATATCCTCTTCTGACATTTCATTAGTCATAATAAGTACGGCTTTTTTCTCTATTAAAGATATATGTGTTGCTAATGCCACCATTTTTCTTGATTTACCTTCATTGGATAACATACCTTCTACAATTAACTTTCCTTTGCGGAAACCCCTAAAGAATAAATTCCAACAATTCCAAGGAAATGTGATTCCAAAACTTGGTTTCTTAATCCATTCTTTAATTCTTTTTACGGACTTTTTACCTAATATAATACTTTCTTCTCCACCACTAATAACCGTATTTATAGTATCAGCTTTTGCTTTAATCATCTTGTAAATATCAGTAGCAGAAAACTTTTCAAAATTCTTATGCTCAAGTATTTTTTGGACGGGATAACCGCATCGTTCGTATTCTCTCACAAGAGAAAATTTCTTTACAATATTAAAATAGTTTTTAAAATCATCAGTAGTTGAAAGTTCTTTCATTTTTTCAATTGTTTTATAACCACCATATTCTTTGTACTGTGCATTTCTTTTTTTGTCTTGAGACATATAAATATTAATATTATTCTCTGTAAATTCTTGTGAAAAGGATTTATACATCATTTCAAAACTGTCATAGAAAAATTGACAAGAACTATCATAGAAATCATATTTAGGACGCATTATATGTCCATATTCAACATAAATATCTGGCTTCTTGTATATAGAACCTACTAATAAAGTTTCTGATTGAATATTATTATTTTTAATGTCATCTCCCGTAGATACCACCAACTCTCTTAAAAAACTTCATCTAAAATATCTGATATATTTATTTCATCATTGTGATTATTAGTATTTTTTCTCTGCATTAAAGAGATTGTATTATTAAATTGCATATCATTTTTTAATACTATATCATCCTTAATTATCTTTTTCTCTATTTCTTCTGTTTTTTGCTTTTGTTTCCATTTTAAATATTCATCATAATTATTAATTACAATTGCAAGATCATAATCAATTCTCCTTAATAAATCAATTTTCTTACCTTTCCTCTCGTTATTATTGTTTACTTTATCAAGATATGTTTTCATCTTCTTAAATATTTGTAATAAATCATAATAAGATATGGGAGCATTAATACGTACGGCAAATGTCCCATCATTAATCTGTTTTATTTTCTGAAAAAATAATACTGGGAGTACAGTTAAATTATAATTATCATATATCCAATATATAAGTCTATCTCTATCAATTAAACTATTCACATAATCTGATTCAATAGTTTTAATAACCATCTCATCAGCAAGTTCTTTTGCCTTATCGAGTGCTAATAATTTCCTTTCTGATTGAAATTTTATAAAACAATCGTAATGATAATATGATTGTTGATAATAAATAAATTTTTCTGTCTCTAATTTTATAGTTTTAGTTTTTGGTTTATCACATATTTTACATTTTCTTAATATCTCTTTCATTTTACTGACCTCCAATGTGTTTCTAAAATGAGGAATGATCGCTAAACCATTCCTCATTCGGATTAATATTATAAATTAACTCTTAACCATAACATCATAAATCTTTTGAAGTGTTTCTATAGGTAAGTCAGGGGTAAATTTGATTGGCAATCCCTCATTTTCCAACAAAGGTTTCATTGCTTTTCGTTTAGTTGGAGGCATTGCTTCTTTAAGTTTTTCAAGTGTCTTAATTAAAGATTCTGCAGTAACATTCGAATTATCTGTTGTTGGTTGATTTTGATTAGTATTATTAGGTGAATCAGTATAACCAACAATCTCTTTATAAGATTCTTCATTTTTCTTAACTGTATCACTAACTTTTCCTTGAGACATTCCTACATTCTTGCCCCTATTTTTATTACTATCAATTACATCCTGCCACAATGAAACAGATGGATTTTCGACAATTTCATTAGGCTTATATTTTCCAGTCCTATCTTTTTGTTCAATCACGGCATAAATTTCCCCATCAGCATTTGCCATATTATGAATTACAGTAAATACTTCATATTGGATAAAATCCCATGATTCAGGAACTTCATACCCCATATATGTAAGAACCATTTCTCCTTTATTATTCTTAACCATTTCCTTTTTGTCTTTTGCTCTTCCTGTAATAGCAACATACTTATCTGTATTTGTGATAAGATTTCTGATAAGAGATTTTCCACTTGATTTTATTTTATTATGATCTTTAAACTCAAGGCCAGCAGTACCAACCATTACTTCTTTTTCATCTGAGGTTTTACCTTGTAATTCTGCTCTAATGGCTGCTCTTTTTTCAGATAGATTGATTGCTGCATCTGAAACATTATCTGCTACAACAGTAATACCATCAATTACAATAGCGTCTGCAATAAATTGATTGCCATCAGCATCTAATACAATTTCTTCAGTTTCAATACCATCTTCGTCTAAATGATATAATGGTTCATTATTAATAACTTTATCGCAATAATATCTAATCTCTGAAAGTGCCGAAGTATAAACTAAATAAATATTTTCTAGATTTACACCTTCTTCTTCTAATCTATCTAATCCAAAACCATCAATACTTCCTGTTTCGCAGTCAATATATAGTACACGTAAAGGTTTCCCTTCTTTATTCATTTTTGCAAAGTCTGCTACACAGTTGCTTTTACGCACACCATGTTTACCATAAACAAAATACTTTAATCCTTTTTCCACATTACTTCCAGTTCTTGCTCTTGCCATATTATTAAATCCAACCCTTCAAAATTTTATTTTTTACTGTGTGAGTGGTATTTTAACCACCCACACTTATTGTTTTATAACATCTTATTTATTACTATTGGATTACCATTCCATTTCAGGATTTTGTTCATCAGTAGAATCGCTTTCTACATTACCACCCCAACTTTGATTATCACTACCAAATTCATCCTGTGCTTTGAAAGCTTTAATTACAATTTCTTCAGTGTAAGTTTTAGTATCAATATCTTTTGTATCAATTCCACTAATTTCAAACTCAAATTTTCGTGGACTTCCAACTTGATTAAATGGATCTGCTTCCCCACCCCAATCTTCTGGATTAGTATTTTCTACTTCCTGTGCATTGCGTTTATTATTAATAACTCCGTG